CTTTGATAGCTGACCCTCATCATAAGTGTTATCGGCGACAATGTCGAAAGATAGGACGGCAGAGCGTTGTCCCTGCCTGTCCAGTCTTCCGGCAGCTTGCTCGTTGAGCAGTCTGTTGTCGTCTTTGCTCAGCCAAATCACAGTTGAGCAACGCTCCTGCAATCCGTCAGTTCCCTCACCGATTGCAGAAATCACGGCGACAATCGCTTGGAGATTGCCAGCCTTGAAGTTCTCTAGCGCAGTATCCCTTTGGCTTTGGGACTTCGCACCGCTCCACTCAAAAGACTCAATGCCTTTGGCGTTTAGTCTTTCGGTAGTCACCCGAGCGAACTTCTGTGAGTGGGTGAGTATGAGCAATGGTTCGCCGTCAGGCAAATCACCAATAATCTCAAACATCTCATCAAGCTTGCTTGACTTGCAATCGGGTTCAAAGGTGACTACACCTTCTTCATCAATCACAGGGACACCCAAAGTAATCTGTCGAAGTCTGACGCGTGATGCAATCGGAACCTCAACAACCAGCGGATTTTCCCCGAGCCAAACAACAAGGTCTTTCTCAAGCTTGGTATACAAACGCTTCTGCTCTGCAGATAGTTGCACCACTCGCTTCTCATGCACAACTGGTGGAAGGTCAGAGTCCATGCCGTTTGGGTGCATGTCGCAACAGGTCTCACGCTTCAGGTGTCTGATGTAGCAAGTCAGGGAATCAACAATGCCTCCCGGTATCTTCTCGCCACCGACCTCTTTGCCAGCGAATGGGCTGAAGACTGTGGTGCAGTATCTATCAACCCACTTCCAGAATGACCTGCCAGCAACCTCAGGCTCAATCCACCTGATAACTGACCAGAAGCCTTCAATCTTGTTGCCAGCAATCGTGCCTGACAAACCAATGCGCCTGTGAGCCTTGAGGCTACTTAGCATTGTGGCAGTCTTGCTTCTTCGGTTTGATGCCCTGTGAATCTCGTCAAACACCGCTAGGTCTGGCGTGAAGCCAGCCCAGTGAAACTTTCGGAAGAACTCTGGCGAGATTAGATACCAGCCAGCCATGTTTTCTTTCAGGTCTTCCCAAGCTTGCTTTCCAGCCTTGGTGCTGTTCACATAGTGAATCTCAGCATCAGGAATCTGGCTCTTGATTGTCTTCTCCCATGCGCTCTTGTGTGTTCCCTTTGGGGCAATCACAAAGTTGCAGGCAGTCTCAAGTCTCTTGGCAACCTCAACGGCAATCAGGGTCTTGCCACCACCAACTTGGGTGGCGACAATCCCTGTGCCGTCATTGAGCATCAGCTGATGAATGTCTCGCTCTTGGTATGGGTAGGGTGTTAGAGCCAACCGACATTCTCCCAGTCTGCACTTGGGTAGCTCTCAATCAGGTGAGCTTGCGCCTTCTTGATGTCATGGAAGTAATGAGTCTCCCAGTGTCCATTGCGGTCATGATTGACTGCATACTCAAGCATCTCGCTGCCATAGCCTACGGCCTTGCAGGTGAACTCAACGCCTTCTTCAATTCCAGCTGCTCGAAGGGTTCTTTCAAGCCACATGTTCTCTTCGTCTACATCGTCATTTGAGTAATAAATGTTATCGCTCATAGTCTCCTCCTTCGTATCGCTGATACGGTTCGTTGCGTGTGTAGTAACTCTCGTCTAAGTAACCACCGGATTGTAGGGATTCTTTTGCATTCTTCAAGAGAGCCTTTTGCTTTGCCTCTCCACGAACAATCAGAATCCCTACAACCACAGGTGGAACCAAGAAAGAAAGAGTTAGTATGATGCTATCCGCCGATTGCATTGATGACTTCTGCCACAACGCCATTGCGGATTACTTGGGGAATGACAAACTCGTCTCCTGATACGAAGACAAGCTCGCCATTATCAGACAACACAACGGCAGAGCCAGATACAGAGGCACTCCCAAAGTCGCTGATTGTAAGTCTCCAGCCTTCCTGCTCTGCTGTCACAGTCCAGTTATCACCAGAGACTTGTTCGCTAGCCACAGAGAGGCCACCAGCTCGCTCAAGGATGTCCTGAACGGTTCGGTAGTTAGTGGTTCCCATGGCCTTGCCTATCTGAGTGCGTGGAACTCCAGCCTCATCTGCAAGCTTTACCGCAATGTCACGGTCATTGACATAGCTCTCAAGTCGGGTCTCAAGGTCGGTCATAAGTTCCGCCATGATTGTCTCCCGAGCTATCCTGTATGCCGAGTGCTTCTCACGCACTCTATTCAGGGCAGACTGCCCGTGCTGACTAAGCTTCATTAGACACCTGCCAAGTCCATAACTACATCGTAAGTATCCTGCAACAAGCGGATGTCCCTACGCTCTAGCTCACGGTCAAAGGCAAACTTTCCGATGACTCTTGAGACACCGTCAAAGTCTGTAGCCCAGTCCATAGTTTCAATGTTCATCTTGTAGTTCAGGTTCAAGCCAGTCTCACGCTTCTCAACCAAGTCGGTGAGCAAGCCAGCGATGCTGTCAATAGAGCCTGTAAATTTTAGATTGTATTTGGTATTCATGTTTCTCCTTATAGTCCTAATAGTCTTTCGTTGTCTTTCTTGGAATCAGCTATCTCGGTAGCAATAGATGCTCGCTCGCTGTCGGTGGAGTCAAGTATCTTGTCCCAATCGCTTTCATTCCAGTTGTCGGTGTGGGCTATCACAATGTTTGTGGCATCGCCATAGCTTCCGTCTTTTGCGAAGTAGTGAATCATGAGCTGAACACTTTCCGCTTCTTTGGTATCGGTAGGAAGTGAACCCACCATGCCAGTAGCTTTGGCATGTCAGCCTGCACGAAGTTGGCAAAGTCTTGCTTGTCCGTCCAGCCCTCTAGGTCTTTGTCTTCCCACTCGTCCATGTCAAGGGCGTATGAGATTTCCTCTGCATACAGTTTGGTCATCGGTATCTTCATTGAGTTGGCTACCGGAACCTCAGGGTATGGGAACACCTCAAGGTATAGGTAGTCATCATGGACACCAACGTAGATGTCATAAGGCTCTACCTTCTTGCTAAGTAGCTTCATTCTGTCTCCTTTACAAAGCTGTATGTGATTGTAACGGTTAGTATAACCAGCACAATGTCAATGAGCAAATTGAATCCGTTATAGAACATCAAGGTCTCTTACCCCTTCCTCGTCTATCACCTTTAGCGGGTCACCGCTGAGAACCTTCAGCATGAAGTCATTGGCGTAAACCACTCCTTCAAGGAAAGCTTGGTCTACAAATGACTCAGCATCGCCGTCCTCTTGCATTCTCAGGGCAACGCTTCTTGCGGTCTCAACTACCTTTACGAATTTGTCTTTGTCTACATACATTACTTATCTCCTGTCATTGCTCTGTAAACGGTTAGGTATGCGTCTCTCTGGCCTTGGTAATACCTCAGCTTGCCTTCGTCGCCTTCCTCCTGTGCTTCTTGGATAGCGAGGTCAGCATGGGCAAGGTAGGTGCTAAACCACATTGTCATTAGTCCTTGGTTCTGTTCCATTCCTTCACCTCCGTCAGTCCCTGAAAGCTAAGCTCATCGCCTTGCACTTTGGTTTCTAGTTTGGGTAGGTCGTCTAAGGACATTCTCTCGCCGTAGCTAACCTCCTCAAGCAAGTCTTGTGCTTCCTTTAGGTCTTTGGCTTCGAACCAAAGCTTGCCATAGTCTCCTGTTTGGTAATACGTCATAAAGGTGGGCATTAGTAACCTGCTTTCGTCAGGATGCTCAGGATGTCCTCTACCTGTGTGTCGGTGAGGTTGTCAATCGCATCGTTGTCAATGGCCTTGCTGAAGTCAATGTCTTCCTGCATGGCTGATTCTCTTTCGAACTTGAACTCATTCATTAGTTTGCTCCTTCTAGCTTGATTTCGTCTAGCTCTTGGTAGATGCTCTCCCAAAGCTCATTCCACTGCTTGTTGCCACCCTTGTCAAGCTCTCTGCCCACGAGGTCAATCAGTGCGTTTACCTCTGGCTCAGTGAACTTGAAGGTGTTGCTTAGGCGATTGCGCTTGCCCCTGAGGTCTCTACGAAGGTCTGCCTTCTCCTTCAGAAGTGCGTTGGTCTCTGCAATCTTGGTCAGCAAGTTGTTGGCCTTGGGATTGGGCATACCCCAATCTGTGCCAATGTCTCCTACGAGCTGGCGAGATAGCGTGTCTCTGTGCGCCCCTAGGTTCTCAATCTCTCTGCTGAGATTGTCAATAGCAAAGTTATAGTTCTCAATGTCAATCTGAATCATTGCTCTATTCATGGGTATCTCCTATCCGTTCCATGCCGTGAAACAATCAGGGCATAGGTCAATGTCGTATCGTGCGATGTATCTGGTTGTGTGTGCCGGTATCTCTGATTGACACCAGTGGCAAATCGGTTTAGTGGCGACTATCATTACTTGCCTCCCTTTTTGATGTGGTAGAAAAAGTCATTGTGGTCGTAGAACTTTAGAAACCAAGCTTCCACCTGTTCTGCAATTTCCTGTTGGCTCTTGCCAATGAAGTCACTCCTGAACCGCACTTTGAATGCGCTGTCAGCATGCTTGTAAACAGTTACTGTGGTGGTCATTACACTTCCTCCCCTAGCTTCTTGCTCACTCTCACCGTGAACTCAACGGCATAGTCAAGGTCGTTAGCGATGTGGATGAGGATGTCTTGCCAGACTTCGCCGTAGGTGTTCTTGGCAGGGTATGGCTTGTTTATCTCATTGGCAGGATAGAACTCGTAGACAACCTCCTCAGAGGCTCCTTTGGTCTCTGATTGGACAAAGCCAATGGTGATGTCACCTAGGTTGATTTGGTCTAGGTCAGGGTCAATGTATTCGATTGAAATGACACCAATTAGGGTGCGTGTTTCGTCTGTTACTGCAGGGTAATCTATCTTCAATGCAATCTCCTTTGTTGAGACACTATCGTGTCTGGTGTGTAAGTGTATCAGACTATTGTGTTATGTGCTATTTATTTTTACTGCAAATGTAGTATTTCGAAATAGCGTTTTTTGTAGTGTTTTGTGTTGTGGGGTTTTTCAGTTTTTGGGATTGGAACGAGAGTGTAGCAGATAAGGGGGGTTTCTGATACACCCTCGTCCCAAAAGGGGTGGGTTTTGTGTTCTCTAGTTTTATTGGATTATTTTATTATGTATTATTTTATAGTAATAATCAAGAGCTAGAGAAAACTACGAAATTCCCATGGCTTCTTCGAAGTCGAAACCTCCTTCAATGGGTCGCTTGGAGAAGAAGTCGGTTGTCCAACCTTCGCCGATGTAACCCATGTCTACGAGGTCTTCGTATTGACCGATGTATTGCCCGTCTTCGATGTCAAAGTATTCTCCATAGGCATTGACCCATAGGCCGTCTACTACTGGAAAGTCATAGTTGCCAATCTCCTCAGGGAGAGCAACCTCTCCCCAAGCAGACTGATACTTGACATACTTTGGCTCTAGGCGACTACCAGCAGATACTTTTGGGTCAATGTCGAACCAGTAATCTACGGTGCTACCATGCCCACCTGAGGTCATGTTGCGGTAGTTGCCGTAAGCACCTACCCAACGAGTGTCCCTGAACTCGGGGTCAGTCTCTGGCAAAGCCTCTACGCCAGCGAGCATGCCGTCACGGATAGTGAGCAGGGTGCGCTCTGGAACGGACTCTGCATAGGTGGACTTGAGGCCACACTTGCGCAAAGCCTGTAGCAAGATGTCTTGCGTAGAAGCCCACACGAATGAACCGTCCTTGAGCTGACTGATGAACAGTGGCGAGTGGTTGATACGAGCAACACGCATGACACCTAGGTCAGACTTGTCAAGCCATGCAATAGCGGCATCGCCGTCAAGCATGTTGAACTTGTCGTAGTCACGGTCATACTGCTGAATGATTGCCGGGATAACTGAGCTGTCTACCTCTGGTAGCTTGAAGTCAAGCGCACCTCTGACAATGTCGTGGTTGTAGATAACGCCGTTGTGGACAAGCTGAATGGACTTGTCGGGCGAAGCTACAGGGTGGTTATTGGACATGTCGTTGATAGAGCCGTGGGTGGCGTAACGAGTGTGCAAGATTGCGTAGCGAGTTGAGCGAGGCATAGTCTTGAGTGGCAGTGATGCACCTGAGGTAGCTTTCTTGAACGAACCCTGTGAGGTGCGTGTCTGAAAAGCAAAGCCTGATGCTTGGTTGCCACGAGTGTCTAGCTCGCTGAGCAAAGCATTGGATAGCTTGCGAACATTGATACGAGATTTGGTTGATAATGAGAAGCCTGCGATACCACACATAGGGCGACTCCTTTCTGCTAGCCGAGCTAGCTTGATAGTTGTGTTGAACGGTGGTGTGTGTCCCGCTCATGGTGATAAGTCTACATCATGGAATGGTGGATTGTCAAGTAGGGGGCTGATAGGCGTGTTACAAAACAAAGAGAAGAAACGGATAACACGCCTACCAGCTGGCTTTAGATTTTGTCGTTGGGGTTCTGCTGGTTCCAATACCTCTGAAGCTGACTCCAGAACAGACTAAGCTCATTGGCTGTGTCTTCTATCTCTTGTGCTGACATCTGACCATACCAAGATGAGTTTGGGTCAAGATTGTTCAGTAGCTTGGCGAACTTTGCAATGTCATACTTGGTTGATTTGAATTTGAAAATGCTTGATTTGGTGTCTCGCATGAGCATCAACTCCTCTGAATCTACTTGCCCTGTCCAGCAGGGGTGATTACAAGTATACATAGCATTGTCATGGTTGTCAAATTTCCCCGACTCGGCGAGTTCCTTTTCTCACACAGACGGAAATTTCCCCGAACTCCAAAACTTTCCCCGTCTCACAGACGGCTATGTCTCACAAGCGTATACACCATAAGGGCCGATTTGTCAACCCTAAGGTTCAGGTAGAGGTTGAAGGTTTGGGGCCATACACCATGACAGGCCAAAAGTCAAGCTTTTTTGCGTCCCCATTTTGGGGGACACGACACGCCAAAATAGATTTGACACAAACGCCCCAAAGGGTGGATAATTTAACCAGTTGCAGACAGCAACAGAAACGAAACAAGGAGAAGAAAATTGGAAACACAAACACTGACAGAGACCCGTAGGTGGGGAGTCGAAATTGAAAGCCCACAAGTTGCCACTTTCAACACCAGTTGCTCAGGGTGGAAAAGGCCGTGGAACCTAACCAATGATGAATCAGTTGATGAGCCAGAGTGCGAGTGCGAGTGCGGTGATTGCTTGCACGAGTGCGACTGCGGATTTTGCGACTTCACTAATGGCTATGGAGACCTTGACCACTGCGGAGACTGCCGAGCCAATGAGCTAGTCAGCCCAGTGATGTTCACTGCCCTATTCAGTGACGAAGAGCGCCGTGAGCTACACCGAATCCAAGAGAAGATTGAGAGACACGACAAGGAGACTTGGGGAGGCCACATCCATGTTGAGGCCAGAGACTTGAACCTGTTCCAAGTGGGCATGGTTCAGAGAGCCTGGCTAAAGTGCTATCAGCTACTAGGCGAGAGTTTCACGGGCAGGGACTACGGCAACTACTGCCGAGACTTCGAAGAGTGGGGCGACAGAGACAGACTTGATGAGCGCTACTGCGCTGTCAATGTCACGAACCTTGTGCGATACGGAATGGGCGGTTTCAATGTTTGGGCAGATGACCCAGACAGGCGAGAGCTTGCCACTCTGAACCCAAAAGGCGCACCGCTTGACCAGTGCAAGACCACTATCGAGTTTCGCCAGTTCGCAGGCACGGCAGACCCAAACCTTATCGAGTATCGGGCGAGTTGGTGCAGGGCGATTGTTGATTACTTCGCCAATGGTGGCGCATGGTATTGGATTGCACGCTGTAAGACCGCAGAACAGCTAGGGGAGCTACTGCAACCAGCCCAGCACTAATCACCCCAGCCAAACCCCCAAGCCCTTAGAATCGAACCTGAGGCTTGGGGGTTAGGTTTTGAATTGCGAATCTACGGCAACAAGTTGCCTAGATTCGCTAAATAACGTATGGCTTCGCCATCGCTATTATTTTCCCCGCTTCGCAGGGGTTTAGTTTCTAATGAAAGAAATCATTTTATTTTGATGATTTGTATACTTACTACTCGTTTCCCTACCGTATGCAAAATTTTTGAGTTTTCAGCGATTCAGTCCCTATTCTGCTATCCCAGCACATGATAAGATGATTCACATGACCGAAGCAACTATTGACCTCTCAGACGGCAGCGATGAATCCACCCTCATCAGCATCCGTCTTTACGACCCAGCCTCGTCAGATGGCGTTGATGTTTGGGAAGTTGAGCACGAGGGGGAGCATTATTACTTCGAAGCAGAAGAGGACTGCGAGATGATAGACGTAATCCTCATTGCAGCACAAACAATTCGAGAAAACTAAAAACCCAACAGGGGGTAGGCCCCCAAAAAATTTTTCGCACAAATTTTAGGAGAATCCAAGATGAGCAGAGGACTAGCCGACGAGCCAGAAGAGCCAAAGGCAGACCAGCCCGAGCCAATGGACATTATGCAGATGGTGTACGCACTGGGCATGTATTTGCAGGACATTGAGACCAAGATAGACGAAATCAAAAAGCAGGTGGACAAGCTTGTCGAGTAAAGAGGTAAGCCTCCTAGACGAGACCCTGATTCGGGCTGCTGCGTCTGGCAAAAGCGGTGAGGAGATGGAACAGCTCACCGGGGTGCCTGCTGCGCAGGCCGTGCTACACGTTAAGCAGCTTTTGTCCCGACGGGACATCTGGAACGAGGTGGAACGCCGTCAGCTACTACTGCACGAGCTAAATGAGCTGAAGCAGTCTCTGTCAGATGCTGCGATTACCATGCGCGATGAGGATTCTGCAAAATTGCTGCTCAAGGTGCTGCAGGAGATTGGCAAGAGGCTAGACAGCGAGCGCACGAAGCTCGACACTGACATTATCAAGCTCAGCGAGTATCAGGAGAAGGTTTTGCTCAGGGCAATGGATGCAGCTCTCGGGTTTGCAAAGAAGGAGCTGGCACAGCGCTATCCGCTTGTGCCTAAAGAAGAATTAGACGAACTGGTGATTGAGGGTCTTGTGCGGGCTAAGGCTGAGCTAGAGAGTGAACGGGAATGATGGCGTTATACGAATACAAGTGCCTAGAGGGGCACACGATGGAACTATCCCACCCGATGGACGAAGAGCCACAGGTGTTTTGCGGTCAGTGCGGTGCAAGGATGACAAAGCTCTTTGGCACGCCATGGACAGTATTTAAAGGTAACGGGTTTTACTCGACTGACAAATGACAAATATTGACGGCGTTATAGATGGAGTCGTAGGCGAACTGCGGAAGCGCTCCAGAAATTCGCTATACTTATCAGACCCAGTTGCTTGGGCCTCAGATGTTTTGGGCAAGCACATGTGGTCGAAGCAGGCCGAAATTGGAAGGTCTGTGGCAGAGAACACTCACACTGCTGTTGTGAGCTGCAATGGAGCGGGCAAGTCTGCAACTGCAGGCATCTTGGGCGCATGGTGGGTAGCCACCCACGACCCATATGAGGTTGCGTTGATTTGTTCAGCTCCGACCTACCCTCAGATTGCGAGGGTTCTGTTTAGAGAGCTAAAGGATAACCATAAAGCTGCAGCAACTCGTGGCTTTATGTTGCCGGGACACATCAACCAATCCGAAGAATGGAAGTTGGATGATGAATATGGAACACTTCTCGGATTTGGGCGCAGACCAGCCGATACCGACATCGTATCTGCTTTCCAAGGAATCCACCGTCGCTATGTCTTTGTTATTCTTGACGAAGCAGGCGGTATTCCTACTGACCTCTACACTGCTGCAGAAGCAGTTACAACGTCTGCAGACTCAAGGGTTCTTGCCATCGGGAACCCTGACCGTAGAGGAACTGAGTTTCATCGCATCTTCCGTGAAGATGAAACTTGGAACAAGATTAAGATTTCGGCTTACGATACGCCTAATTTTACTGGCGAACAAGTTCCAGAGGATGTGCAACCGCTACTTATCCAGCCGACTTGGGTCAACCGACAAAAAATAGCTTGGGGCGAGGACTCTGCCCGTTTTAAGTCAAAGGTACTGGGCGAGTTCCCCGATGAGGACGATACTGCGTTCTTTAGCCAGACTGCGATTGACAGAGGCATTGACACAGACATTGTGGAAGATGCAGAAGTGCCTACAGTGCTTGGCGTTGACCTTGCTCGCTTTGGTGGCGACGACAGCGTTATCTACATTAACCAAGGTGGCAGGCTCAGGAAGTATTCGAGCTGGAGCAAGGCGACCTCTGTCGAGTCTGCCAACCGAGTTCACCAAGCTGCGATTGAAACTGGCGCAACTCAGGTTCGAGTGGATGGCGCGGGTCTTGGTGGCCCTGTGATTGACCAGTTGGTTGTCTTAGCTGCTAGTAAATACACAATCATCACCATGATGGGTTCTGCAGCGTCTCCAGACCGCACAAGGTGGTTCAATGCTCGTGCATATAATTTCGACTCCCTACGGGAGCAGATGATTGAAAACAAAATTGACATTGACCCAGATGACAAGCAGCTTTTGGACGAAATGTTGATGCTCAGGTACAAATTTCACTCCACAGGCTCGGTGCAAATCGAGTCTAAGGACGAGATGCGCTCCAGAGGCGTGAAGTCTCCTGACCACCTAGACTCGGCGGTTTACGCTGCTGTGAACCTCGATTATCTGTTCAATGACAAGATGAATGGGGCAAAACCGGGCGATAAAATCATTCTAGACCCCGAAATCGCCTTCAATAACCAGCCATTTTACTCAAATTGGGTGTGGTAAACTATTTTTATCTACTTTTAAGGACTTTTTGTGGACAATTCCGACTTTTTGAAGCAGTTTGAGGCTATCAGCAACGAGAACGAGCTTCTGCGTGAATCTTATGCCTCTATGGCTCAGGCAATCATCGCTTTTGACGATGATGGCTGGAATCCGCTCGGCACACACTTTGGTCAGGAGGGTTTTACCCTAACTGAGCTTCGTGTGGCTGCAAATAAGATTCGCGAGGTCACCGAGGGCAACTCTCTGCTCAAGCGTGGCTCTGCAATGCGCTCAAGCTACGTTTTTGGTCGTGGAGTTAGCTTCGGAGAGCAGCCACCAAGAATTCGCAGGCTGATTGAGAACCCTCAGAACCAGAGCGTTCTCTTTTCATCAGATGCTCAGCTCATCAACGAGCGCAGCCACTTTACCGATGGTCAGTTCTTTATTCTGGGCGACAACAACACTCGTGAGCTACAGAGAATCCCATTCAACGAAATTACTGGTGCAGTAACTGACCCAGACGACTCAGAGCGCATCCGCTACATCCGCAGGACGTGGCAGCGCACCGATGTCAACTTCCCAACTGGGCTAGAGACTGCTGCAGCTCGTGATGTTTGGTATCCAGTTGATACCTACCAGCCAAGTGGTCGCTTTGCCTCCACAATTCAGAATCAGCCTGTAGATGCGAGCAAGACCATGTTCTACAGCAGAGTCAACATGAGGGCAGGTCGCATCTGGGGTGTTCCAGACGCGTTGCCAGCTCTTCCATGGGCACATGCCTACAATGAGTACCTGAAAGACGGCTCAAGACTTTTGAAGTCGCTGGCAATGTTTGCTTGGCAGCTTCGCACCAAGACTAAGGCTGGTGCAACGGCAGCTGCAGCTTCGATTGCAACTAGCGTTAGCGAAGGCAGCCCCGGCGTGGGTTCGACTGCAATTATGGGTGAAGGCATGGAGCTAGCCTCTTTGCCACGCACAGGAAGCGTTGACCTTTCGACTGGTCGCCCACTTGCCTCTATGGTTGCTTCAGCACTTGAAATCTCTGTGGTTGCCCTGATGAGCGACCCGGGAACCTCTGGTGCTTACGGAACTGCACAGACGCTAGATATCCCAACTGTGAAGGCCATGGAGTCTCGCCAGTCAACTTGGACTACTCTGTATCAGCGAATTCTGACTTGGATGGGTGCAACCAGTGTTCAGGTCTCTTGGCCCAAGATTGAGGTTGAGGCAACTCAGAGGCTTATGCAGGCTCTGGCACTTGCTCGGGAGACTAACGCCATCTGGGATGACGAGTACCGTGATGCAGTAATCGAGACTTTGGATATTACGAAGATGCATAGAACTCCACCTCCTGTGGATGATGACCCAAGAATTAACGACGGCGGAAGCGCAGTGCCGTCTCAGGGCAACTCTGGTGCTGTCGGTTCGATGCAGGATAACTCAAATGACCTCCGAGATGAGGAGAACGCTCCATCGGCCTAACAGCACTGTGTGGTATCATTTCTAATAGGCAATTTCGTTATGGAGTAGTATGGCTATAAAGCTATCCGAGTCGCTTGGCTTTGATGCCAAGGAATCAAAAAGCAAGTGGCGTATTAAAGTCATAGAGTCTGGATGGGGTTCATCTGGCTACTATGGCAATGAGCTGCTTAAGAGAGACGGGCCTAAGGTTTTCAGGGCTGGAACCAAGGTCTTTATGAATCACCCATCTGTGTCTGAGTCTAATGACCGACCAGAGCGTGACGTTCATCAGCTAGCTGGCAAGCTACTGACTGATGCCTACTTCAAAGAAAACGGCCTTTATGCAGATGTAGAATTTTACTCCCACTACGCCCCAATTATTCGCGAGATGGCAGAGGATGTGGGACTTTCAATCCACGCTCTTGGCAACTCGTACATGGGTGAAGCTGAGGGTAGAGAAGGGCCAATCATCGAGTCGCTAGTGGAAGACCCACTGACGAGCGTTGACGTGGTAACTGTTGCTGGAGCAGGTGGCAAATTTGTCTCCTTGCTTGAAAGCTACAGACAAAATGGTGACGTTACCGAACTGGTGGCGGAATCCGAAACGGAAGGAAAAGAAATGTCAATTACGAAGGAAGAACTTGAGGCCGCATTTGACGACCTTAAAGAAACCCTCGTTGACGCTCTAGCCCCTCTGCGTGAGTCGGTATCGGTTCTAGTAGAGGCTGCAACTCCTGCTGAGGAAGAGGCCGTGGAGGAAGAAACCCACGCCATTGACCCAGTAGAGGTAGCGGAGAAGTTCAACGAGTCAGGACTTCCTAAAGTTGCCCTACAGCGTGTAGCTGAGGCAATGAAGTCCGACACTAACACCAAGACCGTAGACGAGCTAATTGCAGATGAGAAGGCTTACGCTGACTCAATCCGCGAGGGCTTTGTTGCAGAGGCAGCAGCTCCTGCAGACGTTAGTGGTGTTGTCCACGAGGCTACCGCCTCTTCAACCGCCGATGAGTTTGACGCAGTAGTGTCACGCATCAAAAGAAAGTAAGGAAAGAGTAAATGTCTACTAACGAGATTTACACAAAGGGCAGCGAGCTCGTCCTTCCTGTGCACTCAACAGTCACCTCTGGTGCGTTGGTACAGGTAGGCCGCATTGTTGGCGTAGCTCAAAAGAATGCCGTAACCGGTGAAGACGGCAACACCTATGCGACTCTGCAGCTGAGTGGCGTATTCGCATTTACCAAAGCAGCTGGTGCAACTCTTGCAGTTGGCGACATTGCTTATGGTAACGACGATGCTACTTCTGGCATCATTGCAGAAGTTAACGACACCACCACCGACAAGGTGATTGGTCACGTTACAAAGCTGGGCACCACCAAGGTCCACGTACGTCTATTGCAGACTGTCTAGTCAGAAAAGGAATAGAAAATGACTAACAACATTACCCCTCGCCAGCTAGAGGCTGCAAAGCTCCTTGAGGGCGCTCTGCGTGGCGACAGAATGGACAAGATTAAGCTTCAGGAAGGTATCGCCACAAGCGACCTCCCAGAGCTGCTTGTCCCAACTCTAAACAAGGTTCTCCTTGAGGAGTACGAGGCAACCCCGAAGGTCTGGGACCAGTTCGCAACTCAGCTTGTAGTTGACGACTTCCGCCCAGTAACTTTTCAGGCGCTAAAGTACGACGACGCTGGAGAAGACAATCAGGGTGACACCTTCCGTGAGGGTTCACTACCAAC